AGGCGGTGCTTGACGTGGGCGCTGAGCTCCTTCTCGTCAGGGAGATAGAGGACTTAGCCCCGGACCCATTGAACCTCGGAGACGACGAGGGCATGAAAGACGCTGTTATGGAGATCGTGGAAGAGTATGCAGAGGGACAGGACGGGGGGTGGGACGCCAGCGTGGAACATTTCTACACGTGGCTGGATTATCAGGGGACTGTCGCGGAGGGCGACCAGGGAAAATAGAACGCCTCGTTGAGGGACGGCATGTCGACGACCCGAACGCCCTCGTATGGTCCCGGGAGTTCGTCGAACTCCTCCTCGTTCAGGAGGGGTTTACGCTCACGGATCTACGAGGCTACGAGGCAACCCACATCGTCGAGGAGGACCGCACGGATATAGCGGCGTTTCTCGGGCGTGTGACGCCGCACAGCACCCGCGTCGGGGCGGCGGGGGCTGTGGCCCTCGGACTTCTCCTCTCCGTTGAAACGGGCATTGCGACGCCGCTCATAGCAAGCCTCGGGGCAGCCCTCGTCCTCTACTCCATCGGGAGACTCGACGAACCAGATCCCGTAGTGAAGACTCATAAGGTTCGTCGGCGTGGCTTATCGGAACGAGAGGTAACGGACTACCTCACCATGGCTAATAAAATGTCGGAACTGGAACAGGAGAAACGAGAGAACGCCCGACAGAACGCGGAACGACGACACAGACACACCCATGGTTAAAATCGCCTCGGAAACAGACAGACCGTGGACCGACAGGGAGACCCTCCACCGCCTCTACGTAGAGAAGGATATGACATTAGAGGAGGTCGGGAACCGCTTAGGTTGTAGTGGGGTGACAGTCTACAAATGGTGTGAAGAGTTAGGTGTCGAAAAACCATGGCGAGACGAACAGATACTCCGCGATCATTACTACGGACGAGGATTTACCATGGCGGAGACGGCGGAGGTGCTGGACTGTAGCCTTAAAGCGGTCCGACGAGGGTTCCGGACAAACGGAATATCTCTCCGAGATGGGTGGAGAACCGGGCGTCCACGGACTGAAAATCCTAATATTTATTATGGAAGTGAGTGGCCTACACAGCGGGAAAAAGCCCTCGAACGAGACGGGTACAAATGTAACATTTGTAGCATGACAAACGAAACCCACCGGGAACGGTTCGGAGGTAAAAGTCTACATGTCCACCATAAAATCCCGTTCGTCGAGTTCGAGGACCCGGAGGAGGCAAATCGCCTCACGAACCTCAAAACGCTGTGTGTAGCCTGTCATAATAGCCTCGAACACAGGGAGGAACCATGGTTCGCATAGGCGAGGTATTCTGGACCGCGTCCGTGAAAGGGGCGGACGAGACAGCGGACGACGCCGCGGGGTTAGAGGACTCCATGGGTGGCGTCGCGGGGTCCGCGAACAGGGCGGCGACGGCACAGAACGAGTATGCGGACTCCGCCGGGGACGCCGGGGACGCGACCGGGACCGCCTCGTTCCTCACGGGGAAACTGAACGTCGCACAGTCGCTTTTGAGTTCGTCCCTGTGGTTCACCGCGTCGTCGTTCGGCGTCGCGGGGACGGCGGCGACCGCCTACGCGGGGGCGGCGACCGTGGCCGCCGCCGCCTCAACCGGGCTGACGACCGCCCTCTATGGCGTGGCGGGCGCGGCGGGGACGGCATGGGCGGCTATCGCTGGCCCCGCCGGGGTGGCCGTCGGGGCCCTTTTCGCGGTCGCGGCGGTCGGGCTCCTCGGGAGTGAACTTCTCGGGTTAACCGACGTGACGCCAGTAGCGAAAGCGGAGATTGACAGCATGGCGGGGGCGTTCGCGGACATGGCGTTCCTCATCGGGGGGCCACTCGTCGGGTATATGTCCGCGGGGTTCAGTCTCCTCACCGGTGACTTTGCGGCGGCGAAAACCACGTTCGTGAATACGTCCGTCGAGTGGGCGAAAGCGGCGGCGCGGTTCGCGGCACGGGTGCAAGCCGGGTTGGGAGCGTTCGGTATCGCTGTACAGACGGGGATAGCCGCGACCGTCGAGGCGGCGGACTTCGCGTGGCGAAAAGGGTGGAACGGGATCCTTACGTATACCCAGGCCACCGTGAACTCCATTGCGAACGCTATTATCGGCGGGACAGAAAATGCGGTTAACGACGCGACCGCGGGGATAAACGCCTTCATCCGGAAAGCGAACGAGATCCCGAACGTGGATATCGGGACCGTCGGGAACGTCTCCCTCGGCGGACGGAACCCGCTGGACGTCGGGGCGGGAACCGTCCAGAACGAGGCGTTAGGGTCACGGATTCAAGGGGTCCGCGGCCGCGGGAACCGCGAACTCCGGGATCTCCAACGCCTCACACAGCAACGTCTCGACCGGTTCAGCCCGGATACTATCGGGGGCGACCGCCGGACGCGGGGGGCGGGCGCGGGCGGTGACGCGCCGAACGTCGGGGAACAGAACGTCCGGGTTGAGGTGGACGCCTCGGGGGCGAACTTTGAAGACATGGACCGCGCTGAACGCCGACAGTTAGCCGAACTAATCGGGGAAGAAATGGGTTCAAACGTCGGTAATCAGGCGGGAGGCGGGTAACACATGGCGACGATAGACGGGGTTCTCCTCACGCGGAACGACGGGTCGGAGGAGTTTGACCTCCCGACGACGAAAGTGGATAAGACGTACTCGGCGGGGCTGGTCACGGACAGTATTGTCTCCGGACTTCGGGAGGTCGTCGGCGGAAAACTCGTTTTTGATAAGGAAACGCTGGTCGTTGAGGGGGAGATTCATGGCGTGGACGCGGCGCAATACCCGAACTCTGGAACGTACGCCGACCACGACCTCGGGATGGAACGGGAACTCGACCGGGCGGGGAAAGAGTGGGGATGGGACGAATCGGACGGGTTCGATACGCTGACATGGGGCGATAGAGCCACGATAAACGGCGTCATTACCCAGGTGGACGCGGTGGAGAACACGGAGGATCCGGAACTCGGGGCGGGGGCGTACTCGTTCACGGTTGAGTTCACGTACCTCGACGCCTTTATCTCATAACCATGTCGTTCACGATTACTGTCGGTGGGTCGCCGGTGGACGGGCTGTTAGATGTGAACTACAACGGGGTGGGGACGGCGGAGTTAGGACAGGCGGAGATAGAGGTAAAGAATAATTCGTTTAACAGGACGTTCACGTACGGCGACGAGGTCGTTATCAAGCGGGACGGCGACACGGTGTGGACGGGCTACCTCGAAAAATACCCGCCCTCTGGGGACCGGAATATCCGGTTGAACCTCACCGCCCGAGACAAACGCGAAGAACTCCAATACGTAGAGGTTCACCGGCCGTTTTACGACATTGACAGCGGCACAGCGGTCCAGAAAATGGTGGACGAAAAAGTCCAGCCACAGTCCCCCGTCCTCGTCCACACCGGCGACACCCTCACAGACTGGACCGCCGATATCCCGATATTCGAGTTAGCGGACCTCCCAAGCCAGGACCTCAACAAGTATGGGACAAACCTCCTCTTTGCGTACTGGGAGGCAGACAACACCGGAGAGTACACCGCGACGTTCGACGCCGTCCCCACGAACGCCGCGGACGACGGACGAATCCTCTGGTTAGAGACCGGGTTCCTCGTCAATAACCGCGGGAACTTCTTCGAGTTAGAGTTGGAACTCCGCGACCACGCCGGCAACAACTATGTGTGGACCGTCCCCGTTCCGGACGGACAGGAGTACGTTGAGACGAAACTCCCGGCGGAGGCGGCGAATCCGGACGGCGACCTCACCACGAACGGGACCCTCGAATACCGCTTTACTATCGGCGGGGGACTCCCGGAGGCGCGGGCCGGGGTCATCGACTACGCCCGAACCCGCCCGTTCTCAACGACCCCAAGGGACGCGGGCGTCTCCACGGCGGACGTCACGGACACCGGTCGGGATATCGTTCGCCGGATAGACGCGACCGTGTTCGAGTCCGTCGCACAGTTAGCGACGGAGGACGGCGCTGTCTCCTACGTCGACGCAGACGACGACCTGCACTACGAACCCTCGGGTGACGTGGACGCCCCGGAGTCCATCACCCATAGCGGGACGCGGGTCACACACGTGGACGCCGATAAGGACGCGACGGATATCGTGAATAAAGTCACGGTTCAGGGAGCGGGTGACCTACAGGTAACGCTACAGGACTCCGGGAGTATCCAGTTTTACGGCGTCTCCGAACGATCCGAACCCCTCGTTAACAAAGAAATACAGCAAGCGGGGGAACTCCGGGACTACGGGGAGGGGTATCTCGACGAGAACGCATGGAGTGACACCGCGGTCACGTTCACTATCGCGGACGCCGCCTATAAGAACGTGGTCGTTGGACAGCGAATTACGGTGGCGTGGCCTCCCCTTGACCTCTCCGGGGAGTTCTCCGTCTCCGAAACGGAGACTGATACCGTCGGGAAAGTAACGGTTGGGATTACGGGGTCGGACGCATGAGTAGCCTTACACAGACCGAGAAACTACGCGCCCTCGGGCTGAAACGCCCCGACTCCTCAACGAACCCCTACTCGGCGCTGTTCGACGAGATAGCAAGTCAAAAGGACTACTCGACGTTTTCCTCGGACGTCAACGGACAGGCCTCGTTTAGTGAGTTCGAGACGTATCTCACGGACACTATCGGGATGTCTTCGGCGGACGCCGCCCGGTTCCGGTCGCGGATGGAACAGAAATACGCGTCGTTCTCGGATTTTCAGTCCGCCCTTTCCGGGTTCTCGTCGTATGAGGAGTGGAAGGGGTCGTTTTCATGGGGGACGACTATTGGCGGGGATACGACGGACGGCGATAAGGTAACGTCCGGCGTCCGGATCCACGGGGAGGACGGAGTGTCCTACGACGACGTCGCCGTCGGAAAGGGGACCGTTGAGGTCTTCGGTCCGCGGATAGAGTTCAGCCAAACGGACGCCGCGATAGACGCCTCAACGGACTTTGCGGTCACGAACCTCACCGTCTCCGATACCACGCCACAGAAAGGCGAGACGATCAATATTTCCGCGGATATCACGAATAACAGCGGGTACGGGACCGACTTCACCGCAAAACTGTTAGAGGATAGTAGCGTCAAAAAGACGAAAACCGTCTCGTTCGACCCGTCGGAGACGAAAACCGTGTCGTTCTCGCGGACCTACTCGGAACTCGTCTCCGTCGAGGTTCAGATAAACGACTCCGGAACGCAAACCGTCTCCGTCGAACCCGAGGGCATAGCGTAGCATGACCCGCGACGCCCACCAGTACATAGCGGAGAACAGACAGGATATCCGGGACACACAGGCGAACTTCATAGAGGTCACAGCCGAGGGCACGGCGCGGGAATTATCGTTCCCGCGAAACCTCGTCCTCGTCTCCGTCGAGGTTGAGATCTACAAACGCCCCCTAAACACGTCCTTGATATCTGGACACCCAGACGGGTCTACCCACGGGTCCGGGTATGGGGAGGCGGGCGACCTTCGAGGCGACTGGACGCTCGCCGAGGACGTGGAGAACTCGACGGAGTGGACGAAAGACGGGCGGACCGCCGTCCGGGACGCCCTCAACGGAGACGCCTGGGAGATCAAAATGTCGGTTCTTGGTGACGGGACCGGTGACGCCCAAACGACTGACACCGATCTCGGGGACCGACAGGCGACCGTGTTCGCGTTCGGAACGAAAGACGCCGCGAACGTCACCCGAGGACACGGCCTCTACCGGTTCAACCAGCATAACGGGGCGGGGACGGAGTTTGGACTCCTCGACGACGACGGTCGGCTCCTGTGTCGCGTCACGGTGGGCGACGTCGCCCCGACGACCGACGAGGAGGTTCGGGCGGAACTCGTCCTCACGTTCTCGGGCGACGCCGCAGGCGACTCCGTGATAGTGGATGACGGAGAAAAAGCAGTAGCGGACGCTATGAGGCTGGACGACGTTGCGGTTGGGCTCTTAGAAATGGCGTGGGGGACCGGAACGACGGCGTTTTCGGAGTCGGACACAGCCCTCACGAGCGAGGAGATCCGGAAGAACGTCGTCCGTGAGAAAGAGGTTCAATCCCTTCGCGTGTTCGGGAAACTCTACACGAATGAACCCGCGACACAGCCCGTCGACCTCTCCGAGGTCGCCGTGTTCGACAATAACGGGAACATGGTATGGGCGACGACGTTCGATCCACAGGAGAAAGACGACTCCGCCCCAATGACGACGACCGTCGGATACCGGTTTCGATAGCGAAGGGGTCTGGACTCCGTAAGCTACCTTCAAGAGCCCCGGACGTATGCGTAGCGGTAAGACATGGCTACAGCGGATAAATTCGAGTGGCCGCAAGGCACCCCACTCATGGAGTTAGCGTTCCGCGCTGTCTCGGAGGGACTGAACGGAGTCGGGGTTCTTGCCTCGGGCGATATGGAGGTTACGGCGACGGCGAACGCGAACGAGATCTCCGTCGCGGCGGGCGACCTGTGGGTTCCGGACGCTGTCTACAGTCTCGGATCCGCGGAAACACACACCCTCTCGGATAATACCTCGGGGTCGGACCGGTGGGACACGGTGGTTCTGGATACGGGAACCGGCGCGTCCGCTGTGAACGAGGGGACCGCGGCGGCGGACCCGGAGCCGCCGGACATTGCCTCCGGCGAGATCCTCCTCGCGTATATCTACGTTCCGGACGGGGCGACCGACACGCCCGACTCTCGGATCTACAACTGGCGGGCGTTTTCGACCGACGCGGCGGACGTTCGTCTCAACGACGCCCCGGGCGACTACACCGCCTCGACCGTTGAGGACGCCCTCACGGAGGTCGTCCGCGAGACGGGCGACCCGCTGAACGGTCCACTGGACCTCACCTCGTTCTCCGGGTCCGCGCCGTTCGACCTCGGGGAGAACCCCGGCGCGTTCGGGGCTATCGTAGACGCCGCCGTAGACGGGACCGACGCGGCGGGAACGGAGGAGTCGTTTCTGTTCGCCGTGGACTCGACAACCGTCGTTAAGCTCTACGCGGAGTCGGACGGATCCGGCGGCGTTCAGAACGTCCGTCTCGAACTCCCGGTAGACCTACAGGATGACCGCGGGAACGTCCTCTATAACTACTCCGCTAACGAGTTCACACAGGACCGTCTCGGAGGACCCGCCTCGTCGCTTACGTCTCACCCGCTCCCTATCGGGGACCTCGACGCTCCCTACTCACTCTCGGACATTACCGACCGGGACCTAAACGGTAATGACCTGAACGACTCCGCTGGTCCCGGGACGCTATACGACACCGCGACCGGGGAGTTCCCTCGGGGCGTTCTCGACGACGAGTTAGCCGCGACGGTCGTCTCGTCCTCGACTTACTCCTCCGCGGATGACGAACTAATCTTAGTGGATACCGCGGCGATAGCCGCGGCCTCGAGTATTACTCTGTCCTCCTCGGACGTCGAACAGGGTTCGACGGTCGTTGTCGTAGACCTTTCAGGATCCGCCGCGACCTACCCGATAACCGTTGAGACGGAGGGGGCAGAAACGATTAACGGCGGGTCCTCCGCTGCTATCTCGACGGACTACGCCGCCCGGACGTTTTCTTCCGACGGGTCGAATTGGGTTACGACGGCCGCCTCGAAACTCGACGCGACGGTTCAGGTTGAGGGGGCGGAGTCCGGCGCGGTCGCCTCCGGCGAACAGGGGGCCCTCATATTCGACCACTTACAGGACGGGGAGACGTTAGAAATACACAAAGCGGTCTTTACTCTCGACGACGGGACACCTGTCCCCACGTCGTTAGACCTCATTATCGCTACGCTGGATAACTCCGGGTCGTATACGGTTCAGACGACGATTTACGCCGGGGACGGGGCTACGATATGGGACGGCGACCCAACGAACAGCATTGGCGCTCCTCTCGCGTATTATACGAACTCCTCCGGCACGGGGGAAACGGTCGCC